GTGAATTGCTTGGGCGCGATTACGGACGACTTCCTTTCATGCGGCTCGACAATAACAAGTACAACAAGACTGACCTTGAGCCGATTAAAGATCTGATCGACGACTACGATTTAATGAACGCGTTTCTCTCGAACAATCTTCAAGACTTCACAGACGCGATCTATGTCGTTCGCGGTTATATGGGCGACAGTTTAGACAAACTCCGCATGAACCTAAAAGCGAAGAAAACCGTTTCGACTGGTGACGACGGAGGCGTTGACGTTAAGACTGTTGAGATTCCTGTCGAGGGTCGCAAGACGAAAATGGAAATCGACAAAGAGAACATCTACAAATTCGGCATGGCTTTTGACTCATCGCAAATTGGTGACGGTAACATCACGAATATCGTTATTAAATCTCGATACGCACTTCTAAACATGAAAGCAAATAAAGCCGAGGTGCGTCTTCGCGTCTTGCTTAAGTGGATAAACGAGATGGTTGTCGCGGATATCAACCGCCGCACCGGATCGAGTTACAATCCAAGCGAAGTTGAATTCAAGTTTGTTCGTGAAACAATGGTGAACGAAAATGACCTCGTTAAGAATGAGCAAATAGAAGCTCAGACAAAACAGATTCTTCTTGAGACAATTCTCGCGGCAGCGACTCGTCTTGATGATGACACTGTGCTTCAGCAAATATGTGAACTCTATGATCTTGACTGGGAAGAAGTTAAAAAGAAAATCGAAGAGCAAGAATTCGAAAGCGACACAGACGCTGACGACGACACTGACGAGGACCAAGACACGCCTCCTCCGATTGTTACTGAAAACGAAGATGAAAATGTTGATCCAAATCGTATCGACAAAGGCGGCGTCATATTTAACGTAAAACAGTAAGGAGCTGACCGATGGCGAAATACGATATCACGAATGTGATCCGAGGCGACACATACACGGTAAACATTAACCTGAAGCAGGATCTGACAGGATCGACTGTTTTCTTTACTGTAAGCCCAGAAGAGAATCCAGAGAATGACGATGACGCGATAATCAAAAAGGTTATAACTGAATTCGACGAACCGACCGAAGGAAAGTTCTCGTTTCAGCTTTTGCCTTCAGACACGTACGAGATTGAGCCTGATCTTTACTGGTATGATATCCAAATTGTTCGAGGTCCTGATCTTGTTCAATCGACGCAAAAAGCGCGCTTCGGAATTGTCTCTGATATAACACGAAGGACAACAGCATGAGCGACATAAATATTGAATTGAACGAATCACCAAAAGTTATTGAGATCGAAGCTGAAATCTCAGCAGCAGGTCCAGCCGGTCCTGCAAATAGCTTAAGCATTGGAACGGTCGAAACCGGCGCAACATCTTATGCGGAAATTACCGGAAACGCGCCGGCGCAAACACTTAATCTGACATTAGAAAAAGGTGAAAAGGGTGATCCAGGAAAAGACGGATCAGGCGTTAGCATTCTCGGCACATTACAAAATGAGGGCGCGCTTCCAAGCTCAGGTGAGCAAGGTGAAGCGTATTTGATTGCCGGTGATCTTTACGTTTGGTCTGTTTCAGATTCTGACTGGATCAATGTTGGAACAATTCAAGGTCCAGCAGGTCCTGCGAACACGCTTTCGATCGGGACTGTTTCATCTGGCTCGACTCCTAGCGCGACGATCACTGGAGCTAGTCCGAACCAAACTCTTAATTTGACGCTCGTAAAAGGCGACAAGGGTGATAAAGGCGACAAGGGTGATAAAGGCGACAACGGCTTGAACAATACACTTTCAATCGGAACTGTTACGCAGGGTGAATCACCTGCCGCAACAATCACAGGAACGAGCCCGAGTCAAGTGCTCAATTTGACGTTACAAAAAGGCGACAAGGGTGATAAAGGCGACAAAGGTGATAAAGGCGACAAAGGTGATCAAGGTGACGGCGATATGGAAACCGCGACTTATGATCCGAACAATGTAGCGGCTGACGTTTTTGACATGGATAATATGGTCGAATCTGCAACAGCTAAAATTATGACGGCAGAAGAACGAACAAAGCTCGAAGAGATCGAAGAAGTCGGTGATGTATTTGGCCCAAGCGGATCTGTCGAAAACGAAGTCGTATTGTTCTCAACTGGTACAGGAAAAGACTTAAAACGCGCTGAGGGTTTAACGTATAATGCAGGCGAGCTTCGAAACGACAACGGTCTTACGATCGCGACCGATAGCGATAGCGAGTTAAAGCAAAAAGCCGGATCTGTTGAAATGAAAATGTCTCAAACAGGTGGTGTTGAGATCACAGGCGCCGGTTTGAAAACTCGATTGAATCCACGTGCCGCAAATATGACTGCTACTCTAACACCTGATGTGTCTCTCGTTGATTTTTATAGTATCGGCAATCTATCGAGCGCCGCGACAATAAACGCGCCTACAGGCAACCCTGTGAACGGAAACAAACTAATGATTGCGATCAAAGACAACGGAACCGCGCGGGCAATTACGTGGAACTCAGTATATAAACCGATTGGTGTAGCGCTTCCAACGACAACCGTCGCAGGTAAATGGCTCTATATCGGGCTGATCTATAACGCGACGGCTTCAGAGTGGCACGCGATCGCTTCAACGGTTCAGGTGTAATATATGGCAAAAGTTCATACAATACAAGAAACATTCAGCCAACCGATTGATTCGGCTAAATGGTCTGCGACTCACATATCAGCAGTTAACGGGCGTGGTGTGTTTTCGCTTCCGCAATATGCGCAAGGAATATTAACGACTCCAGATAATCATGATTTAACTAACTCAAGTATATCCGCAAAACTTACACCGACAACGCTTCCGGTCGGTGTTCAGGCTGTTACGGCAATGCTTCAGATGGGTGTGCAAGGTCCTAACAACCCAGCTATACATTCGAATGAGGAATTACGCGTACAAATAATCGGCTACCAAGATGGCGAAAAAATATCACTTGGCCACAATAACTGGAACTATTCAGGGGCGAGTGAATATGTAACGATTAACTATAATCGCACGCTTCATGCATATATTCGCATACGCGTTTCTGGTTCGCTAGCGTATCTCGACACATCTCCAGACGGAAAAACGTGGACAGCGCGAGGAAGTTGTAATCATCGACTGACAACTCCAGCAAGCGTAAAACCTCTGTTCTTTTATATTCACGGCGAGCAACAACCCGCCTATATAGACGATATAAACGTTATTCCAAGCTCGAGCTCATTCATGCAATTCTTCCAGTAGAATAGAGCTATGGCGAAGATCAAAATCTATAGAGGCATAAAGGCAAGAACGCAAGCAGAGCTCGACGATTATGTTAAAGCCTTTTATCGTGGTGAGATCACTCCTTCAGTTGAATCAGTTGGCGCGGACTTTTTCACATTTACGCAAGAGCAAGCTGAAGAATACGCACGCTCAAACCGAGACACGTTTTCACATATATTCGTTTTTGAAGTTGATGAGAATCTCATCATGGACGAAGGACAATATGCGAATCTATTGCGCGAGTCAACTGATTACAATAAAGTGCATGCGCTCGCGCTTAAGAATCCAAGCGTAAAAGACGCCGATTCTTATGTTGCTGCACGCGTTAAAGAGCTCGGCTATGTAGGCGTCCACCGAAACGAATTCGATGAAGCTGAAATCCTTATTTATGATCGAAAAGAAATCTTGAAAGGTCCGGCGGCTCTTGCGAAAATGCCAAAGGGTGCGGTTATGATTACATCGCAGCTCGATTTTTGGAATTATGAGCTTGATCGCATATCAATCAAAAACTATGCAGTCGCGAACAATAAGCTTTTTGCGAATTACCAAAGTACACTCGCAGAGATTAAAAAAGAGCTTCGAGATTACATCGATAATTATGAAAATCTGACTTTCAGTCAGAGGCTTGAGGCTGAACGACTTTTCAGGACTGCCGGGCAAATCGATTCAATACTCGGAGGCAACTCTGAAGAAGTCAATCAGATCATCAAAGATTATAAAACTGCAGACGCTATGCTCGGTTATAACGGCGCGATGTATTCACTTGAAGGGCGCTATCGCATGGTGCTTGAGGGATTCGGGCTTGATAAAAAGTTTATCGAGAATGTAGTGAACTCACCAGTCGCAGGAAAGCGACTCTCGACGCGCCTCTACAAGAACCGCGAGAAGCTAGCGCGTGAAACTACGAATATGATAATCCGCGAGACGTCAAAAGGTAAAGGCTATGCACATATCGCGCGGCGTATTACAGAGCTCACTGAAGCGAATTATAAACAGTCGCTTCGAATTGCGAGAACTGAAGCCGGGCGTGTTAGAACGATCACAACGCAACGTGGTTATGACGACGCAGTTGATCTTGGCGTCGACGGTTTGCAAAAACGTTGGGTGTCTGGACTTGATGGGCGAACACGCGACAGCCACGGTGCTGCTGATGGCCAAACGGTCGATCACGACGAAGATTTTATCGTGGGTGACGCACGCGGTCCAGGTCCACGCATGACAGGAGACGCAGGTGAAGATATAAATTGCCGCTGCACAACCATTCCAATCGTTGACAATATCGCGCCGGAGCTTCGACTCGTTGATGGCGAATATCAAGAATACAAAACCTATTCAGAATGGCGAAAAAGCAAGAATGTTTAACAGATAAGCATAAACTGTTGTAAAATTATAAAATACTGTACAATTAAATTGCCACCTATAAGTGGGCAGCGACCACTATAAACAGCTATAAGGAGGAAACGTAGCTATGAAGTTCATTATTGACGCAATCAAGGCAAACCAAGACGAAGATGGAAAAATCGATCTTGAGAAACTGGAAACAGTACTCAAATCCGAATTCCCGAAAAACGCTGTTCCAAAAGATCAGTATAATTCAGTCGCGGATAACTTGAAGAAGGCCAACGATACACTTTCACAGCTACAAAGCGAGAACAAAGACGCAAAAGAACTTCAAGATCAAATCGAAAAGTATAAGCAAGAAGCAGCTGATAAAACAGCCGAGCTTACCAAAACGCGGAACGAATCTAACCTCCGCGAGGCGCTCCGCGAAGCTGGCGCAAATGATGTTGATTATGCTCTATACAAAATCGGTGAGCTCGAAGCTGACAGCGATGGAAATTATAAAGATATCGCTTCAGCCGTTGAGAACTTCAAGAAAGACAACGAAAAATGGTTCGTGTCTGAGGGTGAAGGTGATGGCGAAGGTTCTGGCGGCGAGGACTCAAAAAACAAGGACGATAAAAACGGTGGTTACAAACCGATTGACAACGGCCTTAAGAATGGCAAACCTGGCAGCGGTGAAGGCACAGCCACGCTAAAAGACGCCATTACAGAACATTACAATAAAAAATAACGGAGATTTAATCCATGGCAATTACACTTGCTGAAGCAAAAGCAACTATGCAGGATAAAGTTCTGCAGCTTGTGATCGATGAGTTCCGTCGTGAATCACGATTGCTCGACCTCCTTACCTTTGACGATTCTGTCGCTCCTGGTACCGGTGGTTCAACATTAACTTACGGTTATACTCGTTTGAAGACACCTTCAACCGCTGGTGCTCGTTCAATCAACGAAGAGTATTCACCAAACGAAGCAAAGCGCGAAAAAGCTACTACTGATCTGAAGATCTTTGGTGGTGCGTTTGAGCTTGACCGTGTTCTTCAAGACACTTCAGGTGCTCTTAACGAGATCGACTTCCAGCTTAAGGAAAAGATCAAGGGTGCGCGAAACTACTTCCACTATCAGGCTATTAACGGTGACGAAGCTGCAGACGCCGAGACTTTCGATGGTCTTGACACAATTCTGACCGGCTCAAGTACTGAAGTTGGTACGGACGAAGTTACTGATCTAAGCACAACCGTTGACAAGGACACCGCGCTTGCCCTTCTTGAGCAGCTCGACAACTTCCTTTCACTTCTTGACGGTAAGCCTGACGCAATTATGGGCAACACCAAATTGATCAACAAGATCAAGGCTGCTGCTCGCGTTGCTGGTTACATGACTAGCGGCGAAGACGCATTCGGTCGTACTGTAGAAGGTTACAACGGAATTGAGCTCATGGACCTTGGTTCATACTACAATGGCACTACTACAGTCCCAGTTGTTCCGATCGTAACTCGAACAGTTAACAGCGAAGAGACAACCGGCTTGACAGATCTTTACGCAGTATCATTCTCACTTGACGGCTTCCACGGCGTAACTCCACAAGGTGGCGTTGGTATGAAAGCTTACTTGCCTGATCTAAATAGCCCTGGTGCTGTTAAGAAGGGTGAAGTTGAAATGGTTGCTGGTGTTGTTCTTAAGAAAACTCTAAAGGCTGCTGTTCTTCGTAACATCAAAGTTCAATAATTAACGTAATCTCGTAGGAGGGAAAACTACTATGGCTTCAAAAGAAGATTTACTAGCCGAAGCAGAATTGCTTGATCTAGCTGTTACTGCTGACAACACTAAAGCTGAAATCCAGGCTGCTATTAAGCAGGCTGAGCTTGGTGAGCAAGATGGTGACGACGGAAACACAAATGACGAAGGTTCTGATGGTAGCCAAGGCACTGCACGCCGCGAAGCTCAGGAGAAAAATGTTCCTGAGCACGTGACGCCGCCGCCTAAACCGCGACCAACAAACAAGCCTGTCGCGAAAGCTAAACGCTACAAGATCACGGCTCCGGTCGAAGGTTATAACGGTCTGAAGCGCGGCGTGGCATTTGCTGACGGTGTTGGTGAAACTGAAAATCCTTGGTTTGCTCAACGTTGCCGAGACGCTGGCTATAAAGTCGAAGAGGTTTAATTATGCCTCGCATGAAGAAAGGTGATGACGTCCGAGAGGCGAATTCACCATACATAGTTAAAAGCTTAAAAGCTCACGGGTTTGTCGAAGTTGATTCTGATGAATCTAAAGATGAACCTGTGACGCCACCAAACACTCACATTCCTGTAGAGGGTGAGAGTGAAACCGAGAAAGTTAAAGTAAGGAAAAAATAAATGATTATATCGCTCTCAGACGCACAACAGATCAATTCCTCGGTAACGCAGGCCGATCTTGACGCCTTTGAGCAGACGATCCGTCAACTTACTGCGAACACCTTTCAAGTTAAAGGTGTTCGCGCCCACGGTATAACTATTGCGGGCGACGCTGTTTCGTTCAAACGAGACGCGTTGACGAAATCAATTATTGAAGGCGACACGCTTGAAATGCACGGCGCGGGCGCGAATGATGGTTTATATACTGTCAAAGCGAAAACTGAACACCACATTACGTTGGATCGGCCGCCTCGAGTTTCGGGATCATTCTCGAACGCAATTCTCTCGCTTGTCGTTTATCCTGCTGACATTCGAGCTGGTGTAATTAAGCTTTTACAATACGACGTGAAAATGGGCAGTAAGGTCGGCGTAAAATCCGAGACTGTGAGCCGCATGAGTACGACGTATTATGATGTAAACTCTTCTGAGTCAATGAGTGGTTACCCAGCAAATCTCATGAGCTTCATTAAAAAATACGAAAAAATGAGATGGGGTTAATATGCCTCCAGCATACGCGATAAAAGTATTGAGCCGCCACGACGCCGACGACGGTATCGGCGGCTCAACTGATACTTGGACAGAAGAAGGCACGATTTACGGATATATCGATCTAATCACTGGAACCGATTTGCCTACTGGTGGAACGACTGACAACGCATTCATAAACAACTCTACGCATATCGCGGTAATTCCTGACGCAGGCGGACACGCTGTCACGGATAACGATATGCTTAAAGGTCCAAACGGGCAAGTTTATGATGTTACGTTCGTCGATGATCCATTGCAAATCGGGCACCATTTAGAAATATATCTGCGCGTCGGAGGAGGTACAAGTGAACTTCCAGGACAATAGCGATCAGGTGATCCGCCAGATGACTCAGGTTGTCAAGGGTGCGCTCACGAAAGGATCACTCGTTCTTGTTGGACAAGTCAAAACGCTTTCTCGAAGAGACACCGGCGCTCTCAGCGATAGCTTCTCTCACGAACTTGAAGAGAACGACGGTGAAATCACGAGCAAGATCGGATCACCTCTGGACTATGCTATCTATAACGAATTCGGCACAGGTGAGTTTGCCGAAAACGGATCCGGCCGCAAAGGTGGTTGGTGGTATACAACTCCAGATGGTGAAAAGAGATTTACGAAAGGTATGAAGCCAAATCCTGCGCTTCGAACGTCTTTTCGTAAAAACAAAAAACGTGTGCAAGATATGATGGCCGACGATTTAGGCGCAAACTTTAAGGGGAAATGATGGAAAAAGTACTACAACAAATCACTTCAACTCTGCGCGCAATCCACGCTGATAGTTTTTATGGTATGAACCGAAAGAAAACGATCAAGTATCCATATCTTACATATAGCGTTGCGGTTGAGCCGACAGGAGATCGAAATCAAGAAAATTACATTTTAGATATCGACATCTTTGGCAATGGCACAAGCGCGCTAAGTGTAGTAAAATTAGAAGAGAAGCTCAAGGACGCATTGAAGTTTCGACGCAACCTTACAACAGATCTCAATTTGATCTACAGCTTCGGGTCTAGCATGGACGTGCCGACGCTCGTGCCGGACTTGCATAGAAGAAACATAACCTTTAACGTGAAAGTTGATGAAAGGACAAAAAATTATGGCACTAGCTAAAACCGGCTATACCAAAAACAGCGTCGAAAACTTCATGATCGACTCTGCAACCGTCTTTACAGACGTTGAATTCGCAGCTGGCGAATTTACTGGAACGCTTGTTGGCGCCACTAGTGGTGGTGTAAGCGTAAATATTGAGCAGACTTACCGAAAACCTGAAGTTGACGGCACCGGACACATGGACGTTGTTGGTCTTAAGGTTCTCGAATCTGCGACCGCAAACGCAACAATTAACCTCAAGGAGCTTTCAGCTGAAGCACTTCGCCGATCTTTGAACGGAACGATGACAGACGCAACTGAAGAAGAGGCTCCAGCTGGTTACAAGAAAATCAAGAGTAAGCGCTACGTTGAAGAGAGTGATTACATTCCAACAATCGCTGTCGTCGGTGTACACAACGGAACTAAAAAACCGATTATCTTCCTTCTTGATAACGGGCTTGTAACTTCTCCAATGAACATCACAACCGAGGACAACAACGAGGCTGTGATCGAGCAAGTTATAACCGCTCACGCTTCATTTGAGCAACTGGCTGCAGATGAGTTCCCATGGACAATCTACTACCCTCCAGGCGCAACTGAAGAACCTGAAACACCATAACAATAAAATTAAAGAATCCGCGGAGGAAGATATAATATGGAAATTCGAAACTTAAGAGGTGATGACGTTTTTACGGTCCTAAGCATTCTCGGTAAACTTGAACTCAAAGATGAACTCGTAAAAGTATTTAACGAATTCAGTGGTGAGGATAAAAAGCTGACTGAAGCTCAGATCCAAAAGCGTGGAATGAATGTCATGGCGTCTCTGCTTCAGCAGGTGCTACGCAACATCATGGTTGTGAAAGAAGATATCAATTCACTGCTTTCAGATTTGACTGAAAAAGATATCGAGGAAATTAAAAACCTCGGTGCTGCTGAGTATACGAAACTTGTCATTCAACTCTTTAAGAATCCGGAAATTAAAGAAGTTTTTACCTCAGCCGCGTCCTTAATGACGGACGAGACGGCGAGCACCAACTAAAAGCTTTTTTGTGGGAAAAGTTCGCAGATCCGAAAGCGGTTTTGCGAACATACTCACTGCCCGGCGCAGTTGACTTCATATTATATCTCTTTGATAAACAGCAAGACGACCTCATCTGGGAAACTTGGTTGCACCGAAAACCGACCAAGGGTGAAGGTAAAAACGAGAAAAGTCTCGGATTCGAAGAATATAAGAAAATGGCCAAGCAAAATGCTCAAATTCGCGCTATCAATAAGAAAGCGAAAGTTCCTTCAAAAGAACAAGAAACTGAACAAATTAAGTTTGCTGGCCAGTTTATAAAAGCACGTAAGGAAATGAAAAATGGCGATGGGCGAAGTATTTAAGCTATTCGGAACGCTTGGCGTAAATACCAAGCCCGCCGATGACGCGTTAGACAAAACTGCTGAGAAAGGTAAGAAAACTCAGAAGGCTTTAACTTTTCAGAAAAAAGTTGATGATAGTATTATTCGCGCCGGAAACAACGTGCTCAAAGTTGGAGGTATTTTAGCGGGTGTCGCTACGGCAGCCGCTACCTTCGCGTTAAAGGGTGGTATTACTCGAGCTCTTAATATTGAGAACGCCGAGGCGAAACTTCGAGGGCTCGGGCACGCTGGAGAATCTGTCGATCTAATCATGAGCAATGCACTTGCCTCCGTCAAGGGTACTGCTTTTGGATTAGACGCCGCCGCGACAACGGCTGCAAATGCCGTCGCTGCGGGTATTAAACCGGGACAACAACTCGAGGGCGTGCTTAAAACCGTCGCGAACTCTGCTGCGCTTGCGGGTGCAGACATGGGTGAGATGGGTGCGATTTTCAATAAAGTCGCGACCTCAAACAAAGTTCAAATGGACGTGATCAATCAGCTTCACGATCGCGGTATTCCTGCGCTTCAGTTCCTAGCTGATGAAATGGGTGTTACGGCTGAAAAAGCTTCAGAGATGGCGTCTAAGGGTGAAATCGACTTCGCGACGTTTGCTCGAGCTATGGAAAAAGGTGTTGGTACAGCTGCGCTTACTATGGGCGACACAACAACCGGCGCATTTGCGAATATGCAAGCTGCAGCTTCTCGCGTTGGTGCTGCTGTCGTAAAAGATATCATGCCAAAAGTCAAAGACTTCTTCGTTGGAATGACAAATTGGCTCGATGAAAACTCTGATGAGATCGTCGCATTTGTGAGTGCATTCCTTGACGGATTTGGAAAAGTTATCAGGTGGATCGGTGAAAACCAAACGCTTATCAAGAACATCGCGATTGTGATCACCGCGCTATTGATTCCTGCGATGTTGCGATATATCCAACTTCAGACGCTCGCAGGTGTTAAGGCGCTTGCCGCTGGTGCGAAAATGATGGCTGGTTGGTTGATGGCACTCGGTCCGATTGGTCTTATTATCGCGGCTGTCGTAGGTGCGGCAGCGCTTATCATCGCAAACTGGGATTGGGTCAAGAATGTTGCGATCACAGCCTGGACTGCAATTGCTGAGTTTTTCACAACTATATGGGGCGGGCTAATGGCTTACTGGACATCAGTTTGGACAGGAATTGCTAACTTCTTCACCGGAATATGGAATGGAATCGTTGCGACATTCCAAACAATCTGGCAGCTCTTCCTTGACTTCCTAACAATCGCTATTGGCATTCCGCTCGCAATAATCAACACTATATTGATTCAGCCGCTTATGGCGCTCTGGGGATTGTTCTGGAATGGTCTGATGGCAGTCGTTACATTCGTCTGGAATTTGATCGTCGCTGGTATCACTCTTTACATCGAGATGGTTAAAACCATAATCACAGCTGTGCTCGACTTCATCTTACCGCTCTGGGAAAGCGTTTGGACTGCGATAAGCAACTTCTTCATCGCTGTTTGGGAAGGAATCGTCGCGTTCTTCACTCCGATCATTGAGTTCATAAAAACTACTATTACAAATGTTGTAAATGCAATAAAGCAAACATGGAACTCTGTTTGGAACGCTATTAAAACAACTTTCACAGCTGTTTGGAATTCAATCGTAAGCTTCATCACGCCTGTTGTAAACACAATCAGAAACACAATAACAAATGTGTTTAATGGTATAAAAAACACAGTTACATCTGTCTGGAATGCGATAAAGAATGCGATTGAAGGCCCGATCAATACCGCAAAAGATATCGTGAAACGTGCGATCGACGCGATTAAGGGATTCTTTAATTTCAGAATCAGCTGGCCGAAGATTCCTATGCCGAAATTCGGAATCAGGCCTGCTGGTTGGAAAATTGGCGATCTTCTAAAAGGCACAATTCCGAGTCTCGATGTAAGCTTTCACAAGCTCGGTGGAATCATGACAAAACCGACGTTATTTGGAATGAACGGATCGACTGCGATGGTCGGGGGTGAAGCAGGTGACGAGGCGATCCTTCCTCTAACACGAGAAGTTTTGGGTAAGATCGGAGCCGGTATCGCTGATACAATGGGATCAGATGAGTCAGTTGTGCTTGAGGCGCTGCTCGCTGAAATCCGAGGACTCAGAGAAGATCAGAAGAGCTTGAGCGTGCTACTCGACTCAGGTGAACTTGTAGGAGCGATCCGAAAGAAAATCGATAAAGCACTAGAAAAAGACGCGAATCGTCGCCGTAGAGGAGTAACGCCATAATGTATAATAACCGCCCACAAATAAAGATCGGAAACAAATGGAGTTTCGAGGCTTGGGGTGCGTTGCTTGGATCTGGTTGGAATCTCTCTGCCGCAAAACCAAAAACAGCATATCTTGAGGTTCCTGCTCGAGATGGATCAATCGACATAACTGATGTGCTTTCAGGTGAGCCGCGCTATAACAGGCGCGAGCTCAACTTTAAGCTCGTGTTTATCGCTGCTGAAACTGAATGGGAACATCTGAGGCAAGATGTTGAAAACTTTTGTAACGGTCTCAAACTTCCGATTACGCTTCCACACGATCAATCTCACTATTTACTCGGGCGCGTCTCAACCGGAAACTTCACGCGCGGTCAAGCAACTGCAGAGCTCGACGTATCTGTTAATTGTGATCCATGGCGATATAAAAATAAAGAGACAGTCGTGCAAGTTGTTTTACCCGCAGAGGGTACGCTCTCGCGCGTTCTAAAGAACGAAAGGCGCCGAACTATACCTCGCATAATTACGGACGCTCCTGCGTCTATAACGATTAACAGTGTGACGCAAAACGTGTCTGCTGGTGAGTTTAAGTTCACCGACTTTATTCTCGAGCCTGGCCGCAGCCCTGTAACTATTAACGCCGCAGAAGGAACGACTGTAAAGTTTATTTATCAAGAGGCTATTTTATAGATGTATACAATTAGAGCGAATGGATATATACTTTACGATCCGAGAGTTGAAGAGCTCGCGGTTCTTTCAGCCGTGCTTGAAGAGGAAGATAATGCAGCCTCTAGTTTTACGTTTTCGCTTGAGCCGGATCACCCTCTAATCAATCAACTGCAAAAGCTTGTAACTGAAATCGAAGTGTTCGATGGTACAGCTCGCATTTTCGGTGGACGAATAATTGATATAAATAACGATATTGATAACGTGAAAATGTTCGAATGTGAAAGCGAATTGACTTATCTCGCAGATAGCGTCGTGCGTCCTTATAGTTGGGGTGCGAACTCCGCGCCAGAAGATGATTTTGGCGTCGAGGCATATCTCACAATGCTTATTGATCGACACAACGAACAAGTTGGCCCAGATAAACAATTTGAGATTGGCGAAGTTACTGTCGTAGATCCGAACAACTTAATTGTTCGAGCCTCAAGCGGTTATCCTTCAACACTTGATGAAGTATTGAGCAAACTTCCTACTCTACTTGGTGGGCACATAATCGTTCGAAAAAGCGCAGGTGTGCGCTATATTGACTATCTTGAAGATAGTCCTTATATTAGCGATCAAACGATTGAGCTTGGTGAAAATATGCTCGATCTTATGCGTTTCTCGCGTGGTTCTGATATCGCGACGGCTGTGATTCCACTTGGTGCGAACGTAAGCGACGAAGAGGGTGATAATCAAACCCGGATAACAATTGAAACTGTAAATGACGGACTTGATTATCTTGCAGACGAAGACGCGCGCATTGCGCTCGGACTTGAAAGCCATATTTTTAGAACTGTAACGCACGACAATATAACGACGCCGGCGCAGTTGAAAACCGCAGGGCTTCGTGATCTTGCGGCTATGGTAAACCCGCTTGATTCGATCGAGCTTCGCGCAGTTGATCTTAAAAAGCTTGGTCTTGCTGCCGACAGTTTTCGTTTTCTTGAGTATGTGAAAGTCAAAAGCGATAAACATGGGATCGATGGAACGCTACTCGTTACAAAAATGACGACTGATTTGCTCAATCCGGGTGCGAACAGTATCACAGTCGGATCTGACTACGGTACATTTACGCAACGTGATACGAGTTTAGGCAAGCGTGTGAATCTTCTTGAGAACAATTCGACGACTATATCGACGTCATCACAAATCATTGAAGTGATTCGAAACTTGAGCTCAAGTCTTGTTCAAACTGAGGATAGTATTCTCGCGACAGTTTCAGAAGAATTCGTTTCAAAAGAAAATCATGCGATTGATATGACTCACTTGAGCACAATAGTTGAACAAACCAGTGAAAGCGTAAACTTTACGTTTAACTCGCTCCAAAGTCAAATATCAAGTATTGACGGCGACACAAAAACACGCTTTGAAGAGCTCGTTAAGTATATCCGTTTTCAAGGTGGTGATATTATATTAGGAGAAGTGAATAACGAGCTTGCACTTCGAATCCAAAACAATCGAATTAGCTTTTTACAAGCTGGCGCAGAAGTCGCGTATATGAGTAATAATAAACTCTATATCACTGACGCAAATATTCTCGATTCACTACAGATTGGCCGGTTTGCTTTCACACCGCGCGATAATGGAAACTTGAGCTTCAATATGATAGGAAACGGAAACTAATATGTCTTCACGAAGTGGACGAATTGAAACGGCTGCACCTGCGGGTAAAAACTCGCGTTTTTATGTTGAGTGGAATCTCGTCTCACAAAACATCGCGAACAATACGTCAACAATCTCGTGGCGCGCCGGCCTTGCAATTGCTCGTTGGGATTTATGGTATTTGAACGCAGTTCGAATTGATGGCGGTAACGTGCACAACCAGGGAATTCCTGGAGGCGCGTGGAGTAATATTTTTGGTACAACGCAACTTCGATCAGGCACAGTTACAGTTCAACACAATGCTGATGGAACTGGTGCATTCGGGGCGCATATAAATGGTTGGCTTTATAGTTATGGAAATCGCTCAGTTTCAGGTTCTTGGAATCTTCCAACAATCCCGCGCGCAACGACGCCAAGCATGGCTCAGACTATTACGATTGGAACAAATACGACAATCAGTCTGCCGCGAGCGAGTGGAAGCTTTACGCACCGTGTCACGTATAGTTTTAACGGCGCGAGTGGTGTTATTGCTGAAAATGCCGGATCATCTGTTGTTTGGGCAATTCCGAATTCGATCGCGACGAGACGTCCGAATCATACTAGCGGAACCGGTACAATTACAGTTCAAACAAAATCAGGCGGGCATGTTATCGGGACGAAGTCAAGAGGTTTTACCGCAAATATTCCTAACACGCCAACATTTAAGCCGACGATCACCGATTATTCAATTACAGAAGCAAACCCGGAAGTCGCAGATCACTTTTCATTTTTCATTCAAAATAAATCACAATTAGCGCTTTCTATGACTGCGCAAGGTGCATACGGAAGCACACTCGCTTTCACGACATTCTTATTTGAAGATTGGTTATCAGATGGCCAACAATCAACAGCAACATCTCCGCTACTTCCTATTGGTGGGCTGCGTTTCGTTGGATTTATAGCAATTGACTCTCGCGCAAGATCACAAGACGGCTTGACTTACGAAATGATTGAAGTTGAAGAATATGTTGATCCATTTGTAACTATGGCTTTTTCTCGCGCCGATAGTGCTGGAGCTTGGGACGAAGACGGCGATCATGTTGTTATTTATCCAGGTGGTTTAATCGCGCCGCTTCGAAATGAAAACACTGCGTCGTTTAAACTTAAATATAAAAAGCGAAGTGCGACAACTTGGACCGAGATTCCGATAACTCCAACCGGTACAGGTCCATTTGGTGAGTACGCGCTTGATCTTAATGACGACGTTATGCTTATTCCTGGAATTGACGTTGATAGCCCATACGACTTTGTTCTTGAAGCAACAGACTTTTTCTCAACGACACAATATCCAATCGCTGTTCCTACCGCATTCACCATGATGGACTTTCATTCATCAGGTCGCGCTGTTTCATTCGGGCGCGTTTCAAATAATCCCGATCGATTTGAAATTGGCCCAAAACTTCCGTTTAACGTAATTGCAGCAACTAGTAATGAAGAAAATAAAGATTTAATTACATTCAGGCGCGCAGATGATACATTACTCGCTAAACTATCAACGGGGCCAGATGGAATTGGCGTAAAAGCCGATCAGTTTGACGCTTCAGGTGAGCGAAACGGAGACTTTATATTTCTAGCAGCTCACCCTGTTGGCTCTACTTACTGGAATGAAACTGATAGTAGAAATCCTGGGACTGTTTATGGTGGTACTTGGGTAGCACTAAAAGGCGTAGTTCTCGGCGGTAAATCTGATGTATCTGGCTCACCATTCAATGTGGCAGCAGGAACTATTATTGGTGCAGACACACATACGCTTACTGAGGAACAACTTGCACCACATGACCACACTCAGTATGGAACGAGTGCTCCTAGAGGTTCAGGGGCGGGACGACTAGTCTTACAAACAGATGGAAATATGGTTTATTATCGTGGCAATAATTCAACGTGGGCTACTGGCGGTGGTGGAGTAGCGGGTGGCAGAGGAGAGGTAACTTTAAGCGGTTCGGAGTCGAGAGCCACCTCAACTAATGGCGGGGGTCAGCCCCATAATAACATTCAACGTACTCTAGTAGGCTACTTGTGGAAGCGTATCGCTTAGCGCCTGTGCGTAGATCGTAATATAATCTACTCATGTGTTAAAATTGAGATGGATATGCTAGTGGATAATATAAATAAAAACGGATCTGATAAAACCAAAAGAAGCTCTCAGTTTGAAGGTATTAAGCGAAGGAATTTTCTCATGAAACAATTTATCAGTTTAGAATACCCACGATTGAAAGACGTCAATAAAGCGGTCTCAGACAGCGTGTGCATTTTCGGCTTTTTCAATCTCGCTTTAGGTATTGGGCTTTATTCTGATATCGCTCAAACTCTTGACTTTTTCATAATTAACGACGTTTTCACACACCGCTTTTGGGGAATATTATTCTTCACAGCAGGTGCGGCTTTGTTAACTTCGCTATATTTTAACTATTGGCGCATTATGCGCACGGCGCTTGTTTTCTGTTTATTTTTGAAGTTTATTTGGATCGTCGCGCTTTCGTTCAGACAATTAGAAGATCCAAGTACAAATATATTTTTGATTATGATGTTTACAACCCTTGGGGTTCAACAAGTCAGCACATATCTAAGATTCCCCGAGGTTAAACAATGGAAGAAATAGGACCAGTTGGCGCAACTATAATTGTCGCAATAATTGCCGCTATGGGCACGCTTTTAGCTGCGTATATAAATAATCATAAGCCAGTAAAAAAGAAAGATCAAACTGAGCTCAATTTTGAACGTATGGATAAGTTTATTGAGCAACAAATTAAAGATCGTGAAGATTTACGAAATGAAATTCGAACGCTCCGCGACCGCGTCGATAAAGCTGAAACACGTGTCGATGAAGTCGAGACTGAAAATAAAGCGTTGCGTAAAGAAAACGCGAGCCTCAGGCGCCAAATCGCTCAACTCAGGAATGAAACAACTTCAAATCTGAAGAATTCAAGTGAAAAATAAAATAATTGATTTTGTTTGGATTGCTGGAACTATTATCATAGGCGCGATTGTAATTAACGCCATAATTATTGTATATTTAGTAATAGCTTTATAAAGGAGGTTTACAATGCCAGAAAACCAAGAATACATGCCAGAAGAAGAAATCGCGGCAATGGGAATGGGCACCCAGGAAGAAGGCGAAGATGAGTAAATATGAAAGATACGTGCACGAAAGCAACATCGCTTACCACGCCGGAAACTGGCTTATAAATCAAGACTCGATCGGGATTGAGCATGTTAACTCAACACTAGGACCTGATTGGAAAGTTAGCGATAACACGTTTCAAAACTCGGTGCGGTTATCTCGATATATCGCGGAGCGAAATGGACTTCTACCACTTCGCGTTGGTGTAAACCTTACGCTTTCTGGGCACAAAGATCATTCTTCTACAGCTTGCCCCGGTTGGCTTTACACTCAGCTTCAGCGATACGCTGACGCCGTGAATAACTATAAAGGTGACGTCTCAGGAGTTGCCAATGAGATTAAAGATAATTTGTCTCCTTTCTTTACCGCAGGACGTCCTCGCGGAATTAAGCGAATCGTTATTCACCACGGTGCGACTCGAACATTCTCAGTAATCGGCTCGACGTTCAAAACGAAAGGTGTTTCTGCGACGTATGGTGTAAACGATACTGATCCAGGATCGACGCCAGCTCCTGCACCAAAACCTTCACAAAAATCGAATGACACGATTGCGACTGAGGTGATGAGTGGTGCTTGGGGTAATATGCCACAACGTAAAACAAATCTTGAACGAGCGGGTTATAACTATGACGCGATCCAGTCAATCATCAACGCTCGTTATGGAATCGGTAAACCAGCACCAACACAACCATCTGCTGCGCCTATTACTACGATCGCGCGCCAAGTTATCGCAGGAGCGTTCGGAAACAACCCGCAACGTGAAGCCAACTTGCGTCGAGCTGGGCACGATCCTGCGGCTGTACAGCGTGAAGTTAATCGTTTACTTGGCGTCGGATCAACTCCTAACGCGCCACAAGGTGGGATCTTCGCTGTCGGCCAGCGTGTAACAGTAGCAAATCCGATTGATGTCAACGGGACGCGCCTGGGAACGTCTGGGGTATATGATGTTATGCAAGTCAATGGTAATCGTATCGTAATCGGACGAGGCGGAGCTGTTACGGCTGCAATCAATAGTTCTAATTTAAGGAGAGCATAAATATGAGTACTTTTCTAACTGATAAAATATTTTGGATCGACACCGCAGAGCGGGCGATCAAAACTGGTGCGCAAGCCATTTTGCTAGCAATCGGATCGAGTGAATTGTTTAATCTTTTCACTCTTGATGTTTCTGTGATCGGCGGTTACTTTCTAGGAGGTGCGTTCCTTTCAGTTATTACAAGTCTCGCGACCGGCTCAAAAGAACGCGGCGCGTCTCTCGTTGTTGAAAAAATAAACTAGGGTGCTATGTGTCGGCTCATAAGTGTATAATATACATGTGAGCCGACCGCCCTCGTTTCACTACCGCTTGTGGATATAAATCGCTCGTGAGTCATTGCGACTACTCAGGAGCGATTTTTATTTGTCTCGAAATATGCCATTATTTTACATATAGAAAACAAAGCTAGTCAAAAAGTATAAAAAAGTTTACAAAAGGTGTTCCATTGTTATTCAAATCACTGTATAATTGTTTGTAACGGATAAATCCGTGGAACGAATTATCTAAAGAGGGAGAAAGGAGATCGTTATATGGACGAGAAATCGCAAAATCAACTTATGACGCTCGCGGCGCTTCGAGTCCGGGCTGGGTATAGTCAAGCAGACGCTGCGAATCGACTAGGCGTGAGTAAAGTTACTCTCGCAAAGTGGGAAGCAGATAGCCGTTCGATCAGTATAAACCAGATCGAGCATATTAAGAAACTGTATCGAGTGAGTTATGATGATATTTATTTCGGTAATTCAAAAGAACTCAGTGATCAGATTCAAGAAGCTTACAAGGCACATCTTGAAGCGAATAAGAAGAAAATTAACGTGGAAGGATAATTTTTCGAAATGAAAATTACACTCGAGATCAATCTTGATAGTAGTCTTGAAGTCGACAACACAATCGCGCTTTTACAGACATATCAATCGAATACAGCTGGCGCTTCGGCACCTGTCGCCGCTGAAACTGAAAAGCCAAAAGCTAAAAAGGCAAAAGCCGCACCGGCAAAAAAGCAAGTCGAGGAAACTGATGAAGAAGATTCTGAGTTCACTATCGACGACGTTCGCACCAAAGCAAAAGAACTTATCGCCGGCGGCAATCGTGACGCGGTGAAAGAGATTCTCGAAGATCTTGGTGTTGATCGAGTAACAAAGCTCACCGCTGAGCAGTATGGCCAGTTTATTGGCGCCGCGAACGACATTGCGTAAATAATTGAAATTAAGGAAAGTAAGGAAATAATTATGTCAAGCACTAAAGTTGTTACAGGAAAAGTCCGTTTAAGTTATGCTCGTTTATTCGAAGCACAGTCGTTTAACGGAAGCGATCCAAAATATAGCACTGTTATCCTAATCCCGAAAAGCGATAAGGAAACTCTAAAGAAAATCCGAAACGCTCAAGCTGCTGCGGCTGAGGCTGGTAAGGACAAATTCAAAAACAAGACGATTCCGAAGAATCTTGCAACAACTCTTCGCGATGGTGACGAAGACGCAGACACAATGCAGAATCCTGAATACACAGGACACTTCTACATGAATGTTTCGAGCAAGAACAAGCCAGGTGTTGTCGATCGCGATCTAAATCCGATTATTGACGCCGGTGAAGTTTATAGCGGTTGCTATGCTCGAGTTAGCCTTAACTTCTTCGCATACAACGTTGCAGGAAAACAAGGAATCTCTGCTGGACTTAACAACGTTCAAAAAATTGCTGATGGTGAGCCACTAGGCGGATCTGCCTCTTCACCTGAAAGCGACTTCGGCGATCTTCTCGATGACGACGAAGATGACGAAGATTTGATCTAAATATTAACAGAGCCCAGGCCAGTGCGTAAGGCCTGGGCTCGCTCAAATCCACGGAGGTGATTATGAGTTTATCAGATAAAATTGGTGCTGCTGTAGGAATATTTTTGCTCGCATGTGTTCTTGCAATAATCGGCGCTATTACATATAAGATTATTGTCTGGATAGTATAATCAAATAATATATTAAGAAATCCTAGGAGGGAAACATGTCGCAACTACAGTTGTATGTTGACTCTCAACTTGAGGAAATCAATCCGTTTAAGTTGAAGTCGCAAGCATTGTTGAAAGACGCGAATGCTCTTAAGCTCTCAGACGCTAAAACCGTCCGAGAAGCAACAGCGCTTCGCAAACAAATTACTGGGCACAGAACTGCTGTCGCAGAAGCTCGAAAAGAAATCACACGCCAATTTGACGAAGTGAAGTCGCAATTTATCGAGCGTGAAAAAGATGTTTTGAAAGACGCAGAAAAAGCTCAAAAAGTAATTCAAGATAAAATTATCGAATACGAAAACGAGCAGGAGCAGCTTCGACTAAAAGAAGAAGCTCGCGTGAACGAAATCGTCGAGAAGTTTGAAGGTAGTATCGACTCAGAAGATGAGATTGCAATTGAAGCTGAAATCAAGCGAATTGGTGAAGTTTATGAGGCTCTTCCTGCGAAAGATCAAGAAAACGCTGATATCAAACTCGCGTATTCGAATCAGAAGTTTGCTTTGCTTGAGCTCCTTGACGAGCTCATGCTTGGTGTAAGCAGCGACGAGGCAGAGACTGCAACAGCGATTGCTGATTCAGAGGACGCTGAGTTCGAGCTTAAGCTTAAGAAAAAAGCAAAGAAACTCGCACCAAAAACAGGAACCAAAATGGTTACGAAGTTTGAAGTTTTCGATAGTCTTCAAGTACCGAAGATTTTCAACGAGGTTGTTTTGTGCGAACCATCTGATAAAGCGATCCGAGCATTCATAAAAGAAAATCCTGGCGTTATTATTCCAGGAGTTAAAATCTGGCAAGAAAAGTCATTTTAGGAGAAGCTGATGGAAAAAATGAATCAAACAAATGAGATTTGGGCTGCGAAAGTTAAAGAGCTTCGTGACAATCCTGATCACGTAGTTTCACCGCGCGGTGCAGAGGTTCGTGAACAAATCGGTGGGCAATATACAGTGCCTATGATGGCGTTTATCGATAATGAAGAGCGTAAAGTCAATTACGATTTTATGTTCGCTGAAATGGCATGGGTCGCTGGTGGTTCGAATCGACTCGCTGATCTAACTAAAACGATGAAATCGTATGAGCGTTTCAGTGATGACGGAATCTTTCTATCAGGTGCGTATGGCCCGAAAATAGTTGATCAATATCGTTATATTGTTGACATGATCGAAGCCGACGAAGATACGCGCCAAGCACATTTGAATATATGGCGTGAAAACCCACGTGACTCGAAAGATAAGCCGTGCACGACTGGAATGACGTTTCTCGTTCGTGATAAGAAGCTCAATCTGAGCGTTTACATGCGAAGTCACGATATTGTGCTTGGCGCAACATACGACATGCCTACGTTTAGCGCTGTAGCCAACTCTGTGCGGCTTCTATTGAAAGAGCGCGGTATTGACTACGAACTTGGCGATCTAACCGTGACGGCCGCTTCTATGCACTTGTATGAACAACACTATGACAAGGTTGAAGAATGGCTCGAGCCTAAGAATATCAATAATGAAATTGGATCACGTGTGCTTCGAGTGATGGCGGCTGAAACATATCCCGAATTCATCGAATTGCTAAAGAAGGAATCTCGACGTGAAAACGACTAGACTTTACGTTCTTGAAGGTGCTGATGGAACAGGCAAAAGCACACTCGCAAACGCGCTTCTTGAAAAGACAAAAGGCCATTTGCTGCACGGATCATGGAAAAAAGAATGGGCAATTGATCAATATCACAAAGTCATGATATCAGCTGCGGGGCGTCTAATGGATTACCAGGACGTGATTATTGATCGCTGGGCCGTTTCTGAAAATGTATATGCAAATGCGTTTCGTGGTGGATCGAAGTTTTTTGAAGCTGATGAATTCATGGAGTTTATGCTTCAAGCGTGCGACATTAACGATGTTGCATACATCTATTGCGAAAACGAAAATGTTATTGCGAACCATAAAGAAAATATGAAGCTGCGACCGGAGATGTTCGATGACATGCAGCCAATTGTTGATGAGTATGAAAGATATCTTGGTAAAACAACACTGAATTGGATCCGGTACGATTTTAATAAAGTAAATATGAATGAATTTGTAGAGGAGATTACACGATGATTGAAGATAACGAGCGATTCCAGAAAAAATTCGAATTTGACAAAGAACCTTTCACAGAAGAGAAAATGCAGTTTCGAAATGATCTTCTGAGTGAAGAGTTTCACGAAATTCAAAAGGCAATCGAAGAAAAGAATCCTGAAGAGTGGGTCGATGGTCATGTTGATATAATCGTGATCGCGCTTGGAAATCTTTATCTTGCCGGCGTCGATCCGCAAAAGGCGTGGGACGAAGTTGTTCGCGCGAATATGAGCAAAGAGCGTGGCGTCAAGCCTGGTCGTGAGCAATCAGGTGGTTATGACGTGATTAAACCTGCAGGTTGGACTGGTCCAGATCATTCAGACAATCACGGGGTTTTAGATGAGCTCTTTGAAGAAGCTTAACGCGCACATGCGTGCTGCTGAGGTTTATTCAAGCCTCAGCCACGCAGAACGCCTTAAGGTTGGTGCTGTTATAACGAAAGACGATCGGATCGTTTCAATCGGATATAACGGAACTCCAACCGGGTTTGATAACACGTGCGAAGATCATCTCGATGATTCGTTGAAAGTTACAAAGCCTGAGGTCGTTCACGCAGAGGCAAACGCAATATTGTTCGCAGCAAAAAACGGAATCTCGACAAATGACACGATTCTCGTGATAACACACTCACCTTGCTTCGAATGTGCAAAGATGATAATTCAATCGGGTATATCAGAACTCTATTACAGAGAGATATATCGAGACGAATCACCTCTTGATCTACTCACAAAAGCAGGAATCACTCACGCGCAGCTCTAGCGCGTGAGTTTTTATTATAGAGCCCCATAGTTTACCAAAAGGCAAAAAAAGTTGACATTTAGTGTTTACTTTTTAACTACAGCCTAGTATTATCAATATAGATCAATAACATAAACGAAAGGAACTACCAAATGAATAAACCTACTCATCAGGTAACGCTAGCCGTTAATGACGATATACAAGTTGCTGCGTTGCTAACAGACGCACAAATACGTGTCGTTCGCGAACTTATACTAACTATAGCTGATGAGGTACAGGCATAAACCTGTTAACTCTGAAAGGAATCCATGGAAAACATAGTACTAAATAGAATATATAGTGAAGAACGATCACCTGACGCACCATTTGGTGTAGAACTGTTGATCGACTGCAGCGAATCAGATCCTACGCAAGGATCAAGCGAAATGCACTGGTTTGAATCACAATCAGAACAAGATAAGTGCTACGAAGAACTATCATACGAATATATTAAAAAATAGGAGGGTAATATGTTTCAAAGAATAGCGGGTGTAATGGGTATAAAAAGACGAGCTCGAATAATAAGCGAAGACGCAGAAGCAATCTTGCACCTGTTCCCAGAACGTGAATGCATAAATTATAATAGCCTTGGTGGCAAAACAAAAGAGAATCAATCTCTCGTTCGCGAACTTCGCACGGCTGGATTGATCGAGCACCACACCGGACTTATGAACGAAGATGGTGATGTGCTCGGATCAGGTTGGTGCTTAAGCCCAGAAGGCGTCTCATACGTTGAGAAATATAGGCTATGAATATGACTTACGCAAAAGAACTTTTACAACAACTCAAAGAAGCCGGAAAAAGCATTGTCGATGACGCTACGGGCCGAACGGTTGCGGACGCAATCAACAATCAGCTCATGGTCGCAAAGTCGTTGACGCCACTTCCGACTCGCAATAACGAACCGGTGATCGTTCTTGAGGCGCTGCAGGTTTATAATCAAGTTACTGTTATGGGCTTAAGCGAAGAAGAACTGAACGAGACACTGCGCTATGTCGCGCAGTACGGCGTACCTAAAAAATAATTTAATCGATCGAGCGTGTGACGCGGGCAGAAAACCGGAAACAGAAACTTCAAGTTTACGCTTCCAGGTCACGTGCAATAAGTATAGCCATAAGCAAACAGAAACTGTAGGTTGTGGCCCGCGTCGCGCGCTCGATCACTCGCGGGTGTTTAGAGATGATGAGCAATTTTTCACGACTTCTGTGGTGGACCGTCGTGATGGGAGAGGAGTTCATCATCTCTATGCACCCGCGAAAATAATCTGTAGGAGGATTTTATGTCAAAAGTGTATTTGAATAGTAAAGTGATAACCGAGCTCGGTTTGAACGTTTTAGGCAAATCGCAAATGCTGCCACTCAAAGAACACGCAGAGGGTTTGATCGGCGCAATCATGGTTTTCGAAACAGAAGAGCAGGCCAAGGCTTATGCTGACGCGCCTGTGCTCGAACTCGATTATATTCAAACGAAAGCAGGAGACGCTGTTCTATGAAAATCTATGCTATTGAAGTAACGAGAATCCTTCAAGAAGAGTTTTTTATAAAAGCTGATTCTGCTGAAGAAGCTGAAAAATACGGACTTTGCGAACTCGCGTATGAAGTTGATGAAGAAGTCGAATCAACGTCAAAAGTGTCGATGGATTTTGAAGATATTGACGAGATTCCTATGCTCAATCCTGATGTTATTGATATAACTAAAAAGGACTAGCATGAAACGCGGTTTTATAGAAATTAGAGTTGAAACGACTGATTATATATCTAGCATATTCCCAATTCATTCATATACTACAAAGACAATTCCTGTTGTGTTAGTTGGTGAAAAAGGTGATTTTTATTATGTTGAATCTGAAAATAAACCGACTATTGGGAACAACGTTAGTATTTACAAGGTCAAGAAAAATGACTTTATTGAAAGGAAAACGAAGTGAAAGTCGAACTCAAAACGGTCTTGAAACTTGTTCGGGCACATGCTGATCACGATGAAATTACGTGGCGTGACACGCTGTTTGCGCTATGCAACGATCTTGACAAAGCCGGCGAAGGTGAAATCGCGCAATACATTTACGCTCAACTTGGTTACGGAAACACATTCTCACCAGGTGGTGGTGAACTTCCAACTGATACTGAGCAAACACTCATCGATCAGATCAACGAGCTCAGAGACGCCACCTGGCGCAGCCGCAGCGATAGCGTTACACAAGCTGAGGCCGCGAAAAAACGAGAAGAGCGAGCTGTTAAAACAATCCGCGGTATTTTTGAATCATATTCAGACATGAAAAAACTTCAGTTCGCGCGCCGCTTACTAGCAGAAAAAACTGAGATTGAAGACGCGCTCGGTGATGAGGTAGAAGTCGTCGAAATATCAACAATTAAGAAAATGTTAAAGAGGTAAATTATGATTTGTTATAAAGATCGAACATTCTGCAGCAGCAACACGAAAGATCACAACTGTGGCGCAGAGATCACAGAAGAACAGTTGAAAGAGGCTGAGAAGCTTGGGCTTCCTGTCGCATACTCTTATTATTGCGTTGAAGATGAAAGCGAATTTGAAAATGAACAAAATTGAAGCTTTAATTTTAGTGCTGCTCGTTCTCGGCCTCGTGGTACTTGTGCTTTTTATACTGACTCTCATTCACACGTTCGCACTCGTGATCGAACTTAACCATCTTGTGAGCGCTTATGTCGAGTGATATAGTAACTCTCAAATGTTTCGCGTCCGGTGATATCGCATACTTTGATCCAGTTGCTCACGTATACAGAGACGAGCACGGCGACAAGTTTCTAAGTGGATCAGTTTACGCGCACATGTTCGGTTATGAATTCGAGCGTCAGGCACATGCTGAAAGGCGCGCTGACATTCTCGGAGTTGAACCTGAGCTTATGCTCGAATACTGGCAATCGAAAACAGAAATCGCTCAGACATTCGGAACTGCACTTCACAAAGCGATGGAACACTACGGCAAATATCGCAAATTAAGTTTGATTGACGAGAGGCCATTAGGGATCCACAAAACACTTGAGCCGATAGTCAAAGCGTTCTATAACAAACGGCACCACGAGACTGCGCTCTATGAAGTCCCAGTGATAGATTCGCTCGGGTTGAGATCAGGTTTGATCGACCGCGTCGTTATAACTGGTGAAAAGCGTTGTATTATCGAGGACTTCAAAACGAACGGCGACATATATAAAAACTTCGGCGAGCCTTACCTAAAACCACCAGTCGACTTTTTACCAAACACGCCGCTCGGTGAGTACAATCTACAATTAAACTTTTATCGTGATATTGTAGAGCAAACTGATTGGGTTGTTGAGGCACTTCGCGTCCACTGGTGGGACGGTGAAGAATGGATCACCGTGGAAGTCGATATTTTCGATATTCCTGATGTTCCAGAAGCACCAAAAATCGAATTCGAAAAATGGGAAGATTAACCGAATGGAGGCGGGAAAATCATGAAAGAATTACACATAGATATTGAAACGAGATCAGCGACCGACTTGAGAAAAGCCGGTGTTTATCGTTACGTCGACGACCCGCAGTTCGAAATTATGCTTTTCGCATATAGTTATGACGGGGGTCCTGTTAAATGTATCGATTTAATGAAATACGAGTTACCTGATGAGATCCGAGATCTGATTCTCGATCCGTCTGTCGTCAAGTGGGCACACAACGCGACGTTCGAGCGCGTGTGTATCGGTAAACTATTAGGTGAGCAGCTAGACGCGTCTCAGTGGCGTTGTACGATGATTCACGCCGCAGAGCTTGGACTTCCTCTCTCACTTGATAAACTCGCAACGTTCCTGCGCACAGACGCGCAAAAAGATTCTGCAGGTAAACGTTTGATTACGAAGTTCTCAATTCCGAATAAAAAGACTGGCGAGTTTAACGACCCGCTCGATCACCCGCAGGACTGGAAATCATTTATTGAGTACTGTAAGCAAGACGTCGAGGCTGAAATGGATATCGCAGAAATCTTGAATCAAAATCCTATGACTGAAGATGAATGGACGCTGTACGCACTCGATCAGAAAATCAATGACGCAGGACTTGCTGTCGATCGAAAGCTCACGATTGGCGCGATCACAGCAAACGCGAAAGTCGAAGATGACGCGAAAGAAAAGCTCGACGAACTTACTGGACTCGCAAATCCGAAGTCTGCGCTGCAACTTAAAAAGTGGCTTGGTGATCAAGGAGTTTACACGACGTCAATCGATAAGGCTGCAGTCGAAGATATGCTCGCGAAACCTGATCTTCCAGAAGTCGTGCGTGAAGTGCTTGAGCTACGAAAATCGATCAGTAACACAAGCGTAAAGAAATTCGAAGCAATCAACAACATGGCCTGTTCAAACGGTCGTGTTCACGGTTTGCTGCAATTTTATGGTGCTGCGCGCACGGGCCGTTGGGCGGGTCGAGGAATCCAACTTCAGAACCTGCCGCGCAATAAAGTTGAAGGTGAAGAGCTTGACGCGCTTCGCGATAAGGTCCGAGGCGGCGCGTTCGTTGATTCTGAACAATTGAAACAACTGATCCGAACCGCGATCATTGCGCCAGATGGTTATGAGCTTCTCGTGAGCGACTTCTCAGCTATTGAGGCTCGAGTGCTCGCGTGGGTTGCGAGTGAAACGTGGGTGCTTGAAGCGTTCGCGGATCACGGAAAAATCTATGAAGCGACTGCTGCGGCTATGTATAAAACAACGATCGACGAAGTTGATAAAGACATGAGGCAAAAAGGCAAGGTCGCGGTTCTTGCCTGTGGTTATGGTGGTGGTGTGAAAGCACTTGAAGCGATGGGTGCGATCAAGATGGGACTTTCTGAGTCTGAGCTGCAACCGATCGTGAACCAGTGGCGAAGCGCAAATCCGAATATCGTTAAACTCTGGTATGACGTCGAACGAGCTGCAAAGGGTGCTCTGTCTGGACTTAAGACGAAAGTCGCAGGTGGAAAAATAAGATTCCAAAAACGCGGCACAACTCTTTTCATGAAATTGCCGTCAGGTCGTGAACTCGCTTACCAGCACGCGAAAATCGTAGACGACCGGATCGAGTACAAAGGCCAAGGTTCAGCAGTCGCGTTTATGACGCAATCAACATGGGGTGGAAAGCTCGTTGAAAACTTAACTCAAGCGATCGCGCGCGACGTTTTGGCAGAATCAATGCTCAATCTTGACGGGCTCGGGTATAAGGTGATTGGGCATGTTCACGACGAAGTTCTCATCGAGGACGAGAAAAATGCTACTGATATTGATGAGATTGAAGATATAATGTCTATAAGACCAACCTGGGCGCCGGATCTTCCGCTTAACGCTGAGGGGTTCAAAGCTGAATACTATAAAAAATAATATCCGTGGAGGGAGATTATGATGATAAACATCGCCGTTGGAAGCTCACGCAAAAGCGTGAAGTGGCGAAATCAACAACTGTCGTGGAGTGATTTTATCGGCAAGTTGAGTGAGCCGATCAGAACGAAAGAGACCGTTCATGATTACATAAACATGCCGAAAAACCAAAAAGACGAGATCAAAGACGTCGGTGGTTTTGTTGGTGGATATCTAAAAGGCGGGCGCCGCGTTCGTGGTGCCTGCGTGTCGCGATCACTCGTGACGCTTGACGCCGACAGTGCGACCGATACGCTGCTCGATCGACTTGAGCTCATTACTGATTATGAAAACGTCGTATATTCGACACACTCGCACCAAGCGACAGCGCCACGCTATCGAGTTGTGATTCCACTTGCCCGCGAGGTTACACCTGATGAGTATGTACCAATCGCGCTAAAACTCGCTGAAGATTTAGGAATCGAGCAGTTCGACCCGACCAGTTACCAAGACACACGCTTGATGTATTGGCCAAGCGCGAGCATTGACGCTGAGCCTTATTTTGCTCATCACGAAGGCAAATTCGTTCAACCTGAAGATGTGCTCTCGCGCTATAAAGATTGGCAGGACGTAAGTGAATGGCCTGTTGTTGGCGAAAACTACGTAAAGCGACAGGAAAAAACACAAGGGAATCCACTCGATAAACCTGGGCTCATTGGCGCATTCAATAAAGTCTACACAATTCCTGAAGCGATCGCGGAGTTTTTAACTGACGAGTACCGCGATGAAGGAAACGGGCGTTATACGTTTTTAGGTGGGCACACAACCGGCGGCCTCGTAGTTTATGACGACGAGCTTTTTGCGTATTCAAACCACGCAACGGATCCAGCGGGTGGAAAACTTGTCAACGCATTCGACCTCGTGCGACTTCACCGCTTCGGCGAGCTTGATGTTGATTCGAATCCTGAGACGCCCGTCAATAAGCTGCAAAGCTTTAAGGCGATGAGCGATTTTGCTCGCAACGATAAAAACGTCAAGATCGAACTCACGAAAACGCACCTTGGTGAAGCAAGCTCAGATTTTGAAAAGGTAACAGGAACCAAAACCGAAGAGACTGAGGACGACATGGCGTGGTTCGCGCGTCTCGAAGTTGATCGCTCTGGAGTTCCAACGCGCACAGCTAGAAACCTGAAAATCATTATGGAAAATGACGTCGCGCTCAAAGGATCAGTCGCAATCGATGAGTTCGCCGGCAAACGTATTCTTATGAAAGATCTTCCGTGGCGCAAGCTTACACCAGATCGCTGCTACTGGACTGATTCAGACGACGCGGGGTTGCGCGTATATCTTGAAATGAAATACAACCAACGCGGCAAGGATATGATCCAGGACGCACTTCTAAGAGCCTCTGAGGCGAAACGCTTTCACCCTGTGCGCGATTACTTGAAAACGCTTGAATGGGACGGCGTGGAACGCGTCGAGACGCTTCTCGTTGATTATTTAGGCGCTGAAGATTCGAAATATGTGCGAACAGTTACGCGCAAGTTCCTCGTAGCCGCGATCGCTCGGATCATGAAACCCGGAGTCAAATTCGATAACGTTCTCGTGACATTGGGTAAACAGGGAATCGGCAAAACACTCCTCGCAGAAAAGCTCGGGGGTCCTTGGTTCAGCAACTCACTCGATAGCGTACAAGGTAAAGACGCGTATGAAGCTCTACAAGGAAACTGGATCATCGAGCTCGGTGAAATGTCTGCGACTAAAAAAGCAGATATTGACGCCGTGAAGCAATTCGTTTCGAAGACTGCGGACTCATTCCGCGCAGCGTACGCAAGAAACACTGAGACGCACTTCCGTCAATGTGTGTTCTGGGGTACGACGAACGAGCATGAATTCCTTCGCGATCGCACCGGCAACCGACGATTTTGGCCTGTTGAGTGCGCAAAAGAAGGAGGAAAGCTTAAACCGTGGAATATGAAAGATGAAGATCGAGATCAGATCTGGGCCGAGGCACTTCATCTTTATAAGAAGGGTGAAAGCCTTGCGCTTAATACGTCTGAAAACGCTCTTGCGCTTAAGCAACAATCTCTTCACACTGAAACCGACGATGTTCTTGGTTTGATTGAAGAATTCGTTAAGATTCCGATTACTCATGACTGGTACAAGAAAAGCCCAAGCGAGCGAAAACACTATATCGCAAACGCGATGGATTCTGAAGAAGATATCGAAGAACTCGGAAAAGTTAAACGCGATAAAGTCTGTGTTCTTGAGATTTGGGTCGAGGTGCTTGGTGGCGATTTGCGTGGTATGCACCCGGCGAAAGCGGCGCAAATTAGGCAGGCTCTTCATGGGTTAGAAGGCTGGGAACGTCATACGAGGGGTGATGGCGGGCGATTACGTTTTGGTGTTGGGTATGGCAGCCAAACAGCATTTACGTTGATCGATATTTAGTTAAAAAGCGTGAGGCAAAAAAGGCGCAATTGTTAGTGCAACAGTTGCGCTTTTTTCGTGTTGCAGGAGTGTTGCACTCTTGATCTGGCGCATGTTGCACGAGGCGAAAAAGTGTTGCACCACATGTTGCAGTAAAGTGCAACAGTTGCTGCAACATGAAAAACACAAAATGTTGCACTTACCAAGCGTTAAATAACATCGGTGGGAACGTACTGCTGCAACAAGTGCAACATTTTTCTTTATAATATATAGGAATATATAGATTAGAGGGATTTAGGGGTATATATACGCGTCTAATACGCCTATATATACCCCTTTATAGGGAAAAAGTTGAAAAATGTTGCAGAAACGCGATTTTTCTGGGTTTGTACGGCAGGAAATTGCTTGTGATAGAATCGAAATGTAAGCTAGTTCTTTAACAGGGAATTACCCTCGAAAATTAAACATGTAATTATATTTGTTTGAACGAAAAAGCTCAAGAGCATGACGCTTGAGGCAAAAACTTTGAACAAAATAAAAAGCACCCTCGTCGTCATAGCTTAACAGAGGGTGCTTCTTTTATTTTACTCGTCAATTGCTGCTGGTGGGATATTTGCCGGAGGTGTTTCGATAAAACTGTCTCCAGCCGCTAGGTGTGTGATATCGTCATCGTCGTCGCCATTTAGGATCTTGTCGCTTTTGCGGTAAGACTCAGCAGCTCGCTTAAAACGCTTCCATTCTTCATCTGAGAGCTCTCTGATGTATCGTAGCGCGTTTTGTTGATTACGTTGCACATGATTAAACTCTGGTACTTTATGGAACTTCTTAAACATTTAGATTGCCTCCAGGACTACTTTATCGCTTGGCCATAGGCTCGGCAGAAAAATTGTTGTTGTTTCGTCGAATTTTACGTTGATCTTCATGGGATTACCCTCCTTGTTTAGTAGCAACGCCTAGCGTCACAGTGAGTTGTTGTTAAAGCTTGGATCGTGCCTTGCGGATCTTGCAGGATTGCGACTGCTGCAAGAGCAATTGCCGCAAATAGCGTGAGTCCGATTATTATTTTTGCGCATGTTTGTTTTTCATCTTCGTGCATGGTTTTAACCTCCTTATGCGAATTTTATTAGTCCATTACGGTATTTATATGCTGTGTAAATCTTTTTACCTTTCGGCCGTTTCACCTGAGCGATCGCGATAACGTTGTTTTTCTCGAGGTGCTCTAGCAAATTCGGTCGATTTTCTCCAGTATATTCTGCCGGCGTTTTTACCGAAACGATTTTATACCATCGGTTTTCAATCTCAATCTCATGTGATATTCGTTTTGTATTAAGGTTCGTGACTCTGCGCATTTTCACTTTTTCGCTCATTTACGCTTCTCCGTTCTGTTGATCGTTGTAAGTCTCAATCATTTTATAAATGTCTTTCGAGAATTGGCTGTCAGTTTCGTTTAGAAGATCGACTGTTTCTTGAATTCCTTTCGTCATGATTGCTGTGATAAGAGCTGCTCGGATAATATTCTTGTGATTGATGAGCCAAAATCCGTGTTGTGATTGCGTTCGCTCAAGTACGTTCTCGATATTGTGTTCCATGCTTTTTAACCTTTCGTTCTTTGCTTATATTCTTATATTACTTTGTAGGATTTACTTTGCAAACACTTTTTGTCAACTTTTTTTGCCTTTTGGTAAACAATACTATATTATATGTTCTTTTCTGTTTATTTATAGTAAAATAAAACCGGCCCGCTGTTTGAGGCAGCATGGCCGGCGAATCCGTGGAGGCGCGAGATCGATAGAATCCCACGTCTTCATTGTATCGTGATATACTATAAACGAGTAAGCTTTTTGAGGAGGCTATAATCCGTGGATATTGAATCAAATGTTGAAAAGTATTTTTTGAAGCAAGCAAAAGCTGCCGGCGCTTGGTGCCCGAAGTTCACAAGCCCAGGCACGAGAGGCGTTCCTGATCGATTAGTTTTTCGCGCAGATGGCGGGTTTGAACTCGTTGAACTTAAAAAACCAGGTGAAAAATTACGACCATCGCAAATCGTTATTAAGAAACTTCTCGAAAATAAATATGGCCAGACTGTAACAGTGATCGACTCGAAAGCTGCTGTCGATGAGTATTGGAAAGGTCGAGATGTCGTTTAAGCTTCACGAGTATCAAGAATATTGCGTCGATTTTTTACATAAACACGACGAAACTCTCTTGCTACTCGAGCCGGGTCTCGGAAAAACTCTGATCACGCTCGCGCATTTGAATGATCTTAAAATGCTTGGGCTTCTTGGAAAAGTCCTCGTGATCGCACCGCTTGCTGTCGCGAAACACACTTGGAGCTCTGAGATTGACAAATGGGGAATGAACCTCACATATTCGCTTGTTCTAGGCAATTCTGGACAACGTGAGAGAGCTTTGAAAGCCGAAGCAGACATTTACGTTATAAACAAAGAAAATGTGCCCTGGTTGATCCTAAATCAAAAAGAATGGGTATTTGATACACTTGTGATCGACGAGCTCAGTGCTTTCAAAGCACCCGCGACAAAACGATTCAAAGCTCTTAAGAAAGTACGACCAAAAATAAAACGTTTCATCGGACTCACGGGAACTCCGACGCCGAACAGTCTCCTTGATTTATGGCCGCAAGTTTATCTCGCGGATCAAGGTGAGAGACTTGGAAAATATATCACGAGATATCGCGCTTCATACTTTACACCAGGAAAACAAAACGGACACATCGTTTATAGTTGGGAACTTCGAGACGGGGCTGAAGATAAAATCCACGAGAAAATAAGTGATATTACAATCAGCATGAAAAGCAAAGATCATTTGAATCTTCCACCACGAATTGACAACGTCGTTCGTTTACCTTTCTCTAAAAAGCTTCAAAACATGTATAAAACTTACACAAAAGATCAGGTTTTGGAATTACCAGAGGGTGAGCTTACTGCGATCAACGCGGCAGTGCTTGCGAATAAATTATTACAATTCGCGAATGGATCTGTGTATAAAGACGCAGAACCAGGCAAAGACGATAAGCGAGAAGTCGTTGAGATTCACGATTTGAAAGTTGACGCGCTTAAAAACATAATCGACGAGTCGCAGGGTGAGCAGATTCTCATTTTTTATAACTTCAAGCACGATCTTTATAAAATAAATAAACAAATTCCAGAAGCTAAAAAACTCGACGTGCAGCTATTCACAGAAGGAATCCAACGAATCGCGTACGCACACCCGGCGTCTGCTGGGCACGGATTAAATCTTCAGGTGTCTGGAGCTCATATTATTGTTTGGTTTGGAATGACATGGAGTCTCGAATTATATCAACAAGCAAACGCGAGGCTTGATCGACAAGGCCAGAAAAACACAGTTGTAATTCACCATCTCGTTGCTGAAGGAACTCTCGACGAACAAGTCATGAAGTTACTTTCTGATAAAGAAAAGACTCAGGACGCACTCATGGAAGCTGTGAAAGCCGATATCACACGTTCTTGATATAATAAAAACATAAACAACTCCAAAAAGTTGCTAGCGACAACTATAAAAATGCTATAGGAGAAAAATGGCCATCAAATCAGACGTTAAAGCGATCGTTCCGAAAGCTAAAAATCTCACGATGAAGCAAAATATTTTCTGCGAATTATATGCTTCAGATCGAGAGTTTTTTGGAAATGGCGTAGAATCTTATATTGAGGCTTACGATGTAGACACCACAAAACCGAACTACTATGCAGTTGCAAGCTCTGCTGCGTCACGTTTGCTCAGGAATGTTAAAGTTTTAGAAAGAATCAATGAATTACTAGAGTTAGGACAACTTAACGATGAATTCGTTGACAAGCAGCTCGCTTTTGTGATCACACAAAACGCTGACTTCGGCGCGAAGATTCAAGGCATTCGCGAATATAATAAACTGAAACGCCGAATCACTGACGACCCTCTGATCGCAATCGGCAATGTCACAATCGTGGACGATATACCAAAACTTGGACAAAAAACTAGAACAGACTATATTGAAGGAGATGTCATAAATGACGCAGACGCCGACAGTCTCCTTGACTAAACTCATTGCGCCTAGTTTCTATGACGTTCACCACGCGATCAAAGAAGGACGCAAAACTCACTTCTGGCTCAAAGGTGGACGTGGTTCGACAAAATCGAGTTTCGCTTCAGTTGAAGTCGTAAAAGGTATTATGGACGACCCGCTCGCAAACGGAATCATTCTTCGTAAAGTCGGCGATACGCTTCGAGAGTCTGTATTTGAGCAATATCAATGGGCGATCGCTGCGTTAGGCGTCGATCATTTATGGCACGCCACGACTTCACCTATGCGTTTGACATATCGCAAGACTGGGCAGCAAATACGCTTTCGTGGTGCAGATTCTCCAAAGAAAATAAAGTCGGCCAAGTTCAAAGTTGGATATCCGAAGTTTATTCATTATGAAGAGGTTGACGAGTTTGGCCGCATGGAAGACATACGTTCAATAAATCAGTCGCTCGTTCGTGGTGGTATGCACACGATTGTGATTTACACGTTTAACCCTCCACGCTCAAGAGGTAACTGGGTGAATGATGAGGTTGATGTTCAATCGCGGCGCGCTGATACGTATGTGCATTCGAGCGATTATCGATCAGTTCCAAAAGAGTGGCTCGGACCTGACTTTATACGAGACGCTGAACACCTGAAAGAAACAAAGCCAGAGCGTTACGAACATGAATATCTCGGAGCTGTCACGGGAACAGGCGCAGAGGTTTTCAGCAATATCACGCTGCGAGTAATAACGAGCGAAGAGATCAAAGTGTTCGACAACATCAGGCACGGTTTGGACTTCGGTTTTGCTGGACACCCGCTTCACTATATGAAATTGCATTTTGACAACACGAGAAAACGCTTATATATTTTCGAAGAGATCCACCAGGTAAAACTCGGAAACACTGCGCTTGTCAAGCTGCTCAAAAAGTTTAATCCTCAAAACGACTGGGTGAGAGCTGATTCTGCTGAGCCTCGTACGATCAACGAATTGAATCAATATGGCTTGAGGTTAAAGGGTGCTAAGAAAGGACCTGGTAGCGTTGAGCATGGTATTGATTGGCTTTCTGATCTTGACGAAATTATTATCGATCCTGTGCGCTGCCCGAATACAGCAAGAGAGTTTTCAGGTTATGAAGTTGAGCACGATCGCGCAGGAAATCTAAAAGGTGAATATCCTGACAAAGACAATCACTCAATTGACGCGTGCCGCTATGCGCTTGAAGAGTATATGACAAAGAGCAAATGGTTAGTGTAAATTGATAAAACAATGTACAATAAAATCATGGATAGAGACTTGCTACTCAGTGATGACGAAAAACAAATTGCCGGCGCGCTTAAGAGTGCTATTGAAGGCGATTCAACCACTGACGCAAAAAAGCAAGCTCGCAAAGGTGTTGAGTACTATAAAGGCGAGCATGAAATAAAGAACAACCGTATTTTCTACATGAACGATCAGGACGAGCTCGTTGAAGATAAGTTTGCGACAAACATTCGAATTCCTCATCAGTTCTTCACTGAAATCGTCGATCAAAAAGTGCAGTATCTTTTAAGCTTACCGCTTGAGGTCGAAGTCACGAATGAAGATGATAAGTTCAAAGAGCAACTCGAAGAGTATTATGATGATGAGTTTCAATTGTTCTTACAGGAAATGCTTGAAGGTGCGTCGCAAAAAGGTGTTGAATATGCGTATGCTCGCACGACAGCAGAAGACAAATTGACATTCCAAGTTGCCGACAGCCTTGGTGTGTTTTACGTTTATGACAATGACAACGTGCCGCAGCGCCTCGTTCGTTATTATGATGAAGAGATAACGACTGCGAAGAAAACCAAAGTACTTCACCGCGCAGAGGTTTGGACTGACGAGCATGTTTGGTTCTTTACTGCTGTCGATCAAGGCGCGTATAAACTCGATGAGATTGAAGGGCAACCGAATCCACGTCCTCACGTTTTAGCTGAAAACAAAGATGGTGAATTGCTTGGGCGCGATTACGGACGACTTCCTTTCATGCGGCTCGACAATAACAAGTACAACAAGACTGACCTTGAGCCGATTAAAGATCTGATCGACGACTACGATTTAATGAACGCGTTTCT